ATTCGAGGCACAGTTCAAGCAAACAGACGTCCTCGGACAGTACAGGCGAAAATTCCACAGCTACCCTATTGTGAACAAGAAAGCCGAGTTCACCCAATTCCAGCTCTCAGCAGAACAAATGCAGATCATCGAGCAGCAAACCTGGTTCATAAAACTCGTATGGGCCTGCTTCGGAATAACCGGATCAGAACTCGGATTCACGGAGGACAGCAACAAAGCAGTGGAGTACATGCAGAGCAAAGTGTTTAAGAGGAAAAGCATCGTGCCACTCTTGAACCTCATCGAGTACCACATTAATAACCAGATCATGCCAGAGTTCGACGCTCCCATGTTCGAGTTCAAGTTCGACCACTTCGACGTGGACGAAGAACTCAAACAAATGGACTTGTACCAGCGACAAATAACTATGGGGGTGAAGACTCCTGAAATGGTCGCTGAAGAACTCGGCATTGACACGAGCAGGCTCTTAAAGAGCAAGCAGGACAGCATGAACGTAAACCAAGCACTAACAGGTGGAAACTATGATACTAATAACCAAGATCAGCAAGTGGATACACAGAAAAGCGGGAGCCTTGAAGAGACTCCGTCGAGCGAGGAAGCGGGCGGAAAAGAAGAACTAACAGGCGGAAAAGCGGACAACAAGAAAGATGAATACTTCGACAAAGCAAGCCTGAGCGAGGGCATGAAGGTCGAGTCAGAACACACCGATGACCCCGAGAAGCAGAAAGAAATAGCCAAAGACCACCTCGCCGAGGACCCCGACTACTACAAGAAGCTGGCCAAGATGGAATCCAAGTTCTTCGAACTCGTAGAGGAAAAACCCGTCAAGAAACAAGAACCCCAAGACTTCGAGAGCATGATCAAGAAGTTCTACGACGAAACAATAAAGCAAGGACTCAGCATCGTGGACGGCATGAACAGGGACCAGTTAAAGCAGATAGGCATCAATGCTGAAATGAAGGGGTTGCCTGAAGAAATCATGAAGAAACTCGACGCCTTGTTCAGAATAGAACAATTCGAGCCCGCCATCATTAAAAGTATCAAGGACCAATTCGTCAAAGGTCTTGAGCAAGCAGGAAACCAGTTGAACATGAACTTCATCCCCAATGCGAAGGCTATCGAGTTTCTGCAAAAGTACACGTTCGACAACATCAAAGGCCTCAACAACGAGGTCAGGGAAAAACTCAGAAAAGCACTCACGCAAGGCATTATTCAGCGAGAAACACCAAGCCAGCTCAAGGAACGAGTAAGTGATGTTACTGACTTTGCCAGGAACCGTGTGGAAACAATAGCAAGAACCGAAACCAACAACGCGCTCAACGCTGGACGACTCGAAGGAGCCTACCAGTCTAAGCTCAAACTAAAAAAGTACATCAGTGTACACATGGACGACCGCACCAGCCCAACGTGCAAGGCACTGCACGAAAAGTACGGCACGGCAAAGCAAGCAATACCTCTTAATGAAAAATTCCATGACCCCGTACAAAACAAGGACTTCGAAACAGCAGGATTCCATGTGAACTGTCGAAGCAGAGTCTTGTTTACACAGGTGGACTAAATGAAGACTTTCGAAGTACCCATCGCGACACTGAAACAGTACATGGCCAAAGGAGACGGCCCCGTCATAGCAGTAGAAACACCCAGCGAGATCAGAATATACTTAATCGTGGGAAGCTACGAGCTCTGCAGCACATACCCCAAGATTGATGCCCAAGCAGTAGCCGTCTTCAAGCAGGAATACCTTACCAATCCCCGCATCATTTTCCCTCTTAGAGAAGTGAAGGAAAAGAAGAGCTTCACCATCAACCAAACAGAAGAAGAAGAAAGCGTACAGGAAGAACCAGGCATCACTACAGACTTCGAGGAAGTCGTACCCCTTCTAGACCAAGAGACCAGGGAGAACACGGAAAGCATCAACCCTGAAGAATCCATTGATACTGACGTGGTCGGGTGAGCACGTTGAAGCCCAACCTTAACGACCAAGAAACCGACACGTACCAGGAAAGCCCTGCCTTCGCGCGCAGAGTCGTTCTCGTAGACGCCGCGGGAAACATCTACACGGCGAGCAGCACCACGGCGAGCGCTTCGAGCACGGTCACCGCCCTCCAAGGAACCGATCCGTGGACGGTAACGGGAACCGTAACCGCGAACATTTCAAGCCTCACAGTCACGAGCGGGCTTATCACTGCCCAGCAAGGCACTGATCCTTGGATTACTACGACAACGATCACGGACGGAGTAACTGCCACCACCAAGGCCACCGTGGCAGCGCTCACCAATGCCAACCCCCTCACAGTAGCCATCGTGGACGCCAACGGGGACCAAATAACGAGCTTTGGCGGAAGCACGAGCGCAGTCACGGCCTACCAGGGAAGCCCGCCCTGGACGATCACTGGCAGCGTAACGGCGAACGGGGTAGACACGAGCCTTTTAGCCCTTGAAAGCGGGGGAAACCTGGCAAGCATCAAGACGAACACGGACAACATCCCAGCAAGCCCCAGCACTGACAGAACAGCCAGCAATGCTCCATTCTCGGCAAGACTAAGCGACGGCACTAATTTCTACGAAGCCCTAACAGCGGGAGACAGCGTAGTCGTGACCAGCGGCAGCGTGACAGCCCAGCAAGGAACCAATCCTTGGACGGTAACGGGAAGCGTCACGGCAAACATTGGAAGCTTAACAGTTACGAGCGGAACCATTACGGCACAGCAAGGGACTGATCCTTGGACGATCACTGGAACGGTTACCGCAATACCAAGCGGCACTTACACCATAACAGGAGCCGTAAGCGCTGACCAGCGCGGAACCTGGATACTCGGAGCCAATAGCGGTGTGGATATTGGGGATGTAACCATTAACAATGCTTCAGGAGCCAGCGCGGTAAACATTCAGGATGGCGGAAACACGATCACTGTAGACGGAACCGTCGCGGTCACTTTCACAGACCAAAAAGTAGACCTTAACAAGGTCGCAGGGGAAAGCGTACAAGTAGCAGGAGGAACAGAAGCAAAAAGTATCAGGGTAACCATAGCAAATGATAGCACGGGACTCCTGAGCGTTGATGATAACGGGGGAAGCCTCACTATTGATGGAAGTGTCACGCTCCTACCACTCTCAAGCTGCGCTGCGGGCAAAACCACGGCGACAACAGCGGGAACCACAGCAGTGCTTGCTGGGAGCACGAGCATTTCATCAGTCACCATAAAAGCTTTAACGAGCAACACGGGAATAATCTGCATTGGGGGCAGCAGCGTTACAACCGCTGCGGGATTCCAGCTCAGCCCTGGAGACGCCGTCTCGCTCGACGTTGACAACCTCGCAGACGTCTACCTCAACGCGTTCGTAAGCGGGGAAGGAGTAACTTATATTTACACAACATGACCAGAACCAGCGCTTCAAACTCTCTAACACCCATTCGCAGTGTTAGCAAGGCAACTTTCGACATCACGAGCACCACGACAGCCATAGCGGGAGTGGCTAACAAGAGCATAAAAGTCGTGGCTATCTCCATGCACAACAACGACGCCACGAGCACGAACGACACCAAGGTCAAGTTCACTGACGGCAGTGGCGGAACCAACCTGTACGGAGGAGCAACAGGAGCCATCTACCTTGTTGGCAGAGGAGGATTCTTCGGCTTGCCCATGTCCTACCTCGCCCCCTGGTTCGAGCTCACGAACGGTAACGGCTTCTTCATCAACCCCGTGGACGGAAAAAGAGTGGCTGGAACCGTGTGGTACTATTATGGTTGACGTACAACAAGCAACTTTCGACTATGCTGGGAGCAGTTACGAAGTAATCATTACAGCCACGGCCGGCAAAAGCATTAATATTGCTGGTTTAAGCATAACGAACAATGATTCAACGTACGACCAGCAATGCTTCCTCATGTGGTCCGTCACTGGCGACATTCTTTACGGAAGCGACGTCGCAAGCCTGTACTTGAGAACAAAGCAGAGCTGGGGACTTCAAGTCACTGACGAAACCACTGCTACACCTTACTGGACGAGTAATCCAGGAGAAGCCTTGTGGATAGTGAATACTTTCGCTGTCAGGGTGTCGGGGATCATTTGGTACTACTTAACATAAAAACAAAATGGCCACGTTCACAGGATACTTCAAAACAGAGAAAGTGCTTCTTTCAACGAACCAGTGGAGCTTTGCCCAAACATCAGTCAACGCGGTACTCGCTAACCAACCTTATAACTCGCTCATCTTGGGAGAAATGCACGATGTCTACGCTGCAAGCCTTAACACGACACTCTACATGCAGAACGAGGCGGACCCTGACTTCTTCCTGTACTATGTTTTAAACACGACTGCGAGCAATGGCCCAGAGGTGGAGTACAACTCCACGAATACTGCGACACCCATATACTCAAGCATTACGAGCACGGCAATCTTTACTTCCGACCAGGACTTCTCAGCGCATAACATCTTGTGGAACGTCAAGTACAACGCCAAAGTAGCCAACACGCCAGTAGGCCAAACTCCTTATATAGACTTCAAGTTTTACAAGGTGAACACGAGCAGTGTCGAAACACTCTTGTTCACGATCAGGGCTAACGTGACCACTTCTTACAGTGCGAGCCCGAAAACCGCCAGCGGCCTTCCCGCGGGAAGTGTTACGACAAGCGACAGGCTTTGCATAAAAGCTTTTTACGGGTCCAGCATACCAGGCTGAACTGATACTCTTTAAATACGAGAAACAACGAAGTCTTTCATATTCCTTAGCGAGCCCTCCGCGCGGGGGCGTGTGAACTGAAGGAATAGGAGAACACTCATGGTTGTAGTTGAGATGACTAAGAAGGAATTCTTGAACAGGTGGGACTTGGCAATGCAGGGAACAGCTAACGACTTCATGAACGAACTCGTGGAAACATGCCCTGTGGACATTGGCAACCTCAAAAACCAGATAGATATTAAACTCTTAAAAAACGGTGGAGTCATCAGCATGCCGTGGTACGGATACCTGCAGGATGTGGGTTGTCCTCCGCACATTATAGAAGCCAAGAATGCTAAAAGTTTACACTTCAAAATGAACGGGGAAGACGTTTTCGTGAAGAGCGTTCACCACCCAGGAACCAGGCCAACGTTCTGGATCAGGAACCCGATTCAGAGCAAGCTTCCAGAGATTATAAGAAACAATTTCAAGAGGCAATTCGCAAAATGACGTATATCAACCTCTACCAAATACGCGAAGAACTCACACTCTTTTTAAGAAACGCAGACGTATTCTCGACCACGCAGCGCGGAGTCACCACCACAACAGCAACCACGAGCCTCAGCACTGCTACTGCGTGGACACTCTCCACGGGCAATATTAAGAACATTCGCAGCATAAGCGTTGCGGGAACCAGCATGGGCTACGGCACGGATTACTCCCCCGCATTCTCGGCGAGCAGCACCACGGTCACGTTCACGACCGCGCAAAGCGGGGCCAGCACGGCAACCTTTGATTACGGGACGAGTGACAAGATATGGCCTGACTTCCCCAAAAACCAGCTCACCATCACTGATTTTCCAAGAATAGCAGTCGACTTCATCGGGGTGACCACGGAGCCTGGCGGATTCGGGAACGTGAACGTGAACACGCTCGACTTCACCGTTGTCGTCTACGATTTTAAGACAAAAGACTTGGACACGTACCTGTACAGGATCAGAAAGGCAGTGACTGACTACTTTACGAGTTTTTACTCATTCAACTACGTCAGACCATTAAGGGTTGGGCCTATCGTGAAGAGCCCTTACGAGAAAGGAAAAGACAAGGTGTTACAGCAAAACATTGACTTCAGAGCGAGCTTTGTGTACGAGGTGAACACGTGAGAGCAGAGCTCAGGCAAGTCAAGGCGAGCATGTACGCTGGATTGACAGACATAGTCTTCGGAATCATCATGTACTTCACCAAGGCAGCAGACTGGTACTTTGCACACTTCCACTTTTTCGGCATCCTCGGCATCGGCATGGTATTTTACAGTGTCTGGCTTTACTACTTTTTTGCACTGGACACACAAGACAATCCCACGCTAAAGAAAGCATTAAAGGAGTACCCATAATGACTGATGACGAGTTCAAAACAAAGAGTATAGAAATCCTAGAGGACATGCTTGTCTGCCTCCGAGAAATGAGAGTAAGAATCATAAACATGGACAAGTAAAAAAAGAAAAAAAATGATAACAAAAAAGGTGAAAAAATGAGCAATATTGAAGCAGTTGGGGGAGTACACAGTTTCCTACTCTACGCGGAAGAAGCAACGTACAACACTGATCCTGGAAGCGGGTACGCACACTTCGGGCTCGTGAAGAGTTTCAAGCCAGCAGTGAGCAACGAGACCATCAAGCTCAGAGGATTCGCTGGAAGCACGAGTGGGGGAAGAGCCATCAGCCAGTTCGCAGCGGGAAAACACACTGCGAGCGGAACCATCGACTTCGACGTGAACGATTGGCAATTCCTCAAATTCGTCATGGGAAGCGAAGCCGGGAGCTACACGTACACGGCGAGCAATATTCCGCCAAGCATCAGCATACACCACTGCATCAGCAACCCTGGAACGAGCAGCACGGCCCAAGACCTCGTATTCACGGGAAGCGTTATTGATAGTGTTTCCATAAAGTGCGCGGTGGGAGAACCAGTCAGTTGCTCCATAAACTTTATGAGCGCGCTGGCAAAGTACGACACGACCGTCTTGAGCAACACGGCAATGTTCACTGACTCCGTGTTCAACTTCAGCGGGGCGAGCATAGAACTACCCGACGGAACACCACTCAACAACATTATTGACAGCGTCGAGATAAGCATTAAGAACAACTGGGAAATCCTGTACGGTCTCGGAAGCAGGCTCGGCCAGAGAGCATTCCCTAAAGAGCTTGACTACAACATCAAGTTCACCCTGAAATACATTGATAACGAGAACTGGAACAAGCTCCTCGGAGCAGCCACTCCGAGCAGTACTGCTGGCGCGACAGAGAACGCGACCATCGCGGTCAAGTTCATGCAAGGAACCCAGAGCGCGGACTTCGTGTTCAGCAATTTCGTGTTCGACGAGGAAACCATGAACGTCGACTTGAACCAGGTTATTAGCGAGGACTTGAGCGGAACAGCCAAAACACTCGTCATAACTGATGACAGGACGTGAAAACAATGGCTTTAGATACGAGCTGGTTTAACGAAATACTATTAATGTACGCAGCACAACAAGGAGGGAAAAAGCGTGGAAGAAGAAATCAGGAACATACCAGGACTGCAAGAAAGTGACGTAGTAACTATTCGCAAGTTCGGCTACAAGAGTATGAGAAAGATCAGGAACAAGGTACAGATAGAGGTCAGCACGGACGAGCAAGGAAGGCAAACCGAGAAGCCGAGTTTTAGCTTTGGCGACTTGCAACTCGCGTTTTTCGTGTACGGAGTCAAGAGTGCGCCCTTCTTCAAGGAGGGTTTGAGTGATGAGGAAAAGTTTGCAATCGTTGACAGTGACGACTTCGACACGCGCATCGTTGACTACTTGTACCCAAAGATTGCTGCATTGAACAATCTTGAAGCATTGGAGGCACTAAAAAAAAAATAAGGTTAGCAATGAAAGGCAGGAGCAGGGACCAAACCGCTTTAAGAGTGATACACGAAGCGGTCCTCTGCAAGCTTTTCCACTGCAAACCCAGCGAGTTGGAAGATGAGGAATACGAAAAACTCGTGTTGTTCGAAGAAGTCTATAACTACATTGCCGAGAAGAACCCATTAAGCATGCTGACGTGAAACCATGAGCGAAGAAGTAGCAATAATAAGAATCATTGGAGACAGCGCAGGAGCAGCTATAAGCGCGGGAAAAACAGGAGCAGCAACAGGAATAGGTGATACTGGAAAAGGAAAAAACAGTGCTCTCGGCGCGGTCATGACAGGCGTACTGCACGGAGTAGGCATCGCGACAGGAGTAGGACTCGTTATCCAAATAGCTTCCAACATGAAACTACTATCGAGCATTGTCCAAGCCATCTTCAAACTCGTCATGGCCGTCCTCAGACCCATCGAAATGGTTATCGTAACCCTTCTCATGCCAGTATTGTTCCTGCTCAAACCCATCGTGAGCGCGGTCAACAAGATCATGCAACCCTACTTCCAACTCGCCATGACCGTCATGAAGGCTGCGAGCGCGAACATGAAGCAAGGAGGAAGCGCTGCAGTGCTTGGCGGAATACAAATGGCTGCCGCGACGGGAATCATTTTCAGCGGCCTCAACGCGGTCATTGTGGCAGTATCAAGCATGCTCATCCAGAGCGCAATAGACAACGCGTTGACGGGAATAGGAATTCTCATGGGAGCAATTATTCCAGGAGCTGATGGTTTAATAAAGAAAGCACAAGACGCCGTAGACGCCGGAATCAAGGGAACCACAGCCATTATTGAGGGAGGAATAGCAAGCCAAGCCATCCTCATGGCGACAAGCGTGGGAGTGAAAACTACTGATTTTCAAGAAAAAGTCAAGAACAGCATTGACGCAGTGTTTTACGGAGGGCAAGGCATACCTGAAGGCATCCTCAAAGTTATTGATGGAGAATTCCTCATCGCGGAACAAGCAGGAATGAAAGCATTGAAAGGCATAAGCGAAACATTAGGCATACAATTCAACGACTTACAAACCAATGGCATCATCAAGAGCTTTGATGCTGTGGAAGGCATTAACGAGACTGTGGGAGACCAATTCGGAGCAACCAAAACTGTGGGAACAGAAAAGATTAAAGAAGCAGTCGCGAGCTGGAATGCAGAGTTCGACAAGCTTAAAAAGGCGAGCGGGGAAGAAGGAGGAGGAAAATCAAAAGGAAGCTCGAATTTTAATCTCAAAACAGGAATACTGATGTGGGGAGCAGCAACAGGAAACCTTGCCTTGGCAAATGCAGCAGTAAAACTCTTAAAGGTATAAAAAAAAAAAATGGTAACCATTACAACAAGCGGAATAGACGTGAACGGGAACAGCAATGTCGTCTTCACGTTCGGGGAAGGAGACATCAAAACAATCAAGGTAGACAAGACAGCAATGCTCGACGTCAACGAGGCTCCGGGAAGCGACAGTGATTCCACGTTCGTCGTTGACTTTAACGGTGTGAATAAAAAAATAACTCTTGACGGAGCAATCACGCCGGCCACGTCCACGAGAACAAGTGTGGGAACAACCACGAGCATTACTGCTCAGGCCGCGTGGCTGGAGTACTGGGTGAACGGTGGACAGTCAGGAATGATTCTCAGCACGAACTTCCAAACAAGCAAAACCGTGTACATTGAAAAGTTCAGCTACACCGAGGAGAGCGGGAACGTCAACTTTTTGCCATTCACGATAAGCTTTGTTGAGGGATTATAAGCATGGTTGATATGCCGAAATTCCAAAAAGTCGTCATAGACGGAGTAGACGTCTCGAGCTACGTTATGAGCTTCACGGTCGACGAAACCTTCGGCCAAGAATTCAGGAATGCGAGCATAGGTCTTAAAAACACGGTAAACACTCTTTTATCCATCACTGACAACAGCTTGATAGAAAAAGAAGTCACCATCCAGCGAGGAGTTGCCACGAGCACTGAGGAGTACTTGTTCAGAGGATACGTTGACAACACGAACTTTCAAGGAGCAGTCGTCATTGTTAATTGTTACGACAAGCTCGGCCTGAGCAGGAAGACAACCATTAATAAGAGTTACGACTCGAACATTGACTCAAGCGCGGGTGTTCTGAGCGAGATTTTTAAGGACATCGTGAACAACTACGTCGGCCTCACGGCTACGAGCGCGAGCGTGCAGAACAGTGGAAGTTTTCTTATTAGGAAAAAGTTTGTGCTTAGAAACGCGACGGCCTACGATGCTCTTAAACAGATTTGTGACATGATAGACTTCCAAATGTATTACGACCCGACGGACGACCTCGTCTACTTCGAGCCGAAAGGGTACACGACGAATGCTAACGTGTTAGAGCTCGGCACAAACATTATAGAGGTTCCCCAGTGGAATATTGATAGTACGAACTTGTTTAACGAGATCATCATTGGAGGGATTACGCAAAACATTAACACGAGCGAAGGCCCCATACTCCTTAATGGAGTGGTGGATGCGGATTGGAACACGACGAGCATCACGCTGAACAACAAGCTCGTGACCGTGCAGGTGTACTCTGACACGAGCAATCCCCCAACCACTGAGAAGAAGGGTGGGGTTGTGGGGGCCAGCAGTTCTTATGATTACAGTGTTGACAAGGACGCTAAAAAAATAGAGTGGAGCTCTACTTTTACGCCGACAACTTCGTACTATGCCAAGGTGAACTACACTTACGACATTCCAAGCCCTGTCAGTAGGAAGAACAATGCGAGCATTGCGTACTTCGGAAAGACTATCACGAGGAGCGTGTTCAAGGATGACTTAAAACTCGTGGAAGACGTCGCGACGTGGGCGCAGAAGCAAGTGAACGTGTACGGGTTTCCTTTTAAGAGCGCGAACCTTAAAGTTTTAGGAGTGACGAGTATTAATATTGGGGAAGTCTACAAGGTCGTGGACGGTGTTAATGGCGTGAATGACAGTTTTCTTGTTCAAAAAGTCACGTTCAAGTACCCTTTCAGGTATGACGAGGTGAGCGTGAGCGACTTGACGCTGAGAACGGCTGAGTGGAGCATGGATGACTCGCAGCGCTTGAAGAGGCTTGAGGAGAAGAATAGTGATAACGAGGACGTCCTGAACAGCTTTATCGACGTAGAACAAAACCTCGCTCTTCGAAGCCAGCTCGACGTAAACAAGGCCAGCCCGGACGCGGACACCTTGTACTGGGATGACGACAACCAGGGAACATGGGATGACTATGATTGGGGTACTGATACTCCGGAAACCCAGACGCTGAGCCAGAGAACACACTCGAACAACATCTTTTTTGAAGACTTCTGGGATGACGACCACGTCGACACGGGAACCACCACAGCCACGGTGAGCACGACAGCCCACTCCGTCAGCTTCACAGCAGGACAAACTTTTAGGAGTGATACTCTTTTTAAATACAAAACCACCCTGATCAATACTGCGAGAATCAGCATACCCGTCGCGAGCATTACGGGAAGCACGTCCTTGTACTTGAGCAATGATGCTGGAAGCAGTTGGGAAGCAACCACGAATGCTTCTACTCTCACTTTTGCAACCACGGGAACAGACCTCCGCTACAGGATAGACAGTGCTGGAGCGGCGAGTATAGTGTTTACGAATACTTTCGGGGAAAGCACACCCCTTAAAATAGAGGTAAACGTATGAACGGCCAAGTGAAAACGAACACGGCAATCGGGCAAATCCTGAACGCCCACTTTAAAAGTATCAACACACCACCCACCAAGATGTGGATTGGGGACTCCACAACCACGCCAACGGCGAGTGACACGGCTCTTGGGCACAAGATTCCCGTGAATTCTACCGTTGTGGACACCATGGATGCTGCCACGAGTTGGGTTGCTGGAACGGACAGCACGACTGCTCTCAACACGACAACGTTCAAGGAAGGAACAGGCAGCGTAGAGCTGGGAAAGACGGGAACTACTGGAATAACTGCTTCAATGGCCAAGACGGAGAGCAGTGCTGACTTCACGAGCAAGACGTTGTGGTGGTGGACGTATGTCCCAAGCACGAGCATCCTGGCCACGACGGCCATCGAGGCGCGCTACGGTAGCAGTTCTGCGAATTATTACAAATACCAAGTACCCCTGACGAGTGTGAGCACGGGGTGGAATTATTACGCTTTCACCACGACAACAGCAACAACCACGATAGGAAGCCCGACAACCACGGCTTGCACGTACCTCAGTTTCCTCTACTATACCACGACGAGCTCGACTACGAGCGGGAGCAATCCCTTGCTTTTTGATGACATCAAGCTCGCCACGAGTGCGAACTACGATATAAGCCTTGTCGCTGGGTATCCCAGCGTTGACACGACTACCTTGCAAGCCGTGACGGAAGCAATGCTTTCCACAACCATGGCAAATGGAAGTAGTATTACGGAGCAGGGAGAAGTCGACGCGAGTGGTAATTTGCAGAGTCACGCAGTGTTTAACGCTGAGAGCAAGTCGAACACAGATATTTTTTACTTCGTGGAAACAACCAAGATCAGAAACCAAACATGAGGAGAAAACCATGGTATTAAACACTTTTTCATCAGGAACCAAAGCAAAAGCCAGCGAGGTCAATGAAAACATTAACCAAATTTTAACAGGCCAAATTATTGCAAATCTTAACTTGCGAGCAATAGGCCATAGCGCGACTGATGGGGTTACTGAGAACAATTTCGTGTACGACTTGGATACGGATACCACGACAAAAGTGGATACTGCGAACACGGACTGGGTTTGCAATTCTAACTGGCAAATAGGAGCATTCACGGGAATAGTTTATGACAATTATGCTGATGCAAGCATTGACACGACAAAATGGACAATCACTGATCCGACAACAGATAAAGTGGAAGTGGCAAGAACCAACACGAACCCAACATATAGCGATGGATATGTGGGGATAGCCACTGCGAATGATGTTACTGGAGCAAGGACATGGATCATAAGCACGAATGCTGCTAGTGGATTGAACATGAAAACAGCAAGCAATATTACGCAGTGTGCTTTCAAAACATTTACACAAATGAACAATGCCCATCTAGCAGATACTTTCACAATAACACTAAGAATAAGCGATGGGACGCACACTGCAACCGTGGACTCTTATGTTTTTACTGACGATGGCCAAGCTACTAATTACTATGTTTTCACTTTTAATGCTTCAACCACAACACTGAGCTGGACAAAAAATGGTGTTGCTCAATCAAACGTGAACTTGGCAAGTGTCACAGGTAATTGGTACATAGAATTGGTTGGTGTGAGCAATGCGCCAGTAGACGCGAACACTTACAATCTATGGGTGTATCCAATATATTATACGAATGCAAGCACGAACTTGACTGCTTCCGAAGATTTCATAAGTACAGCAACGACGATAGAAACAAGCGATACAGCTATTGGATACTTTAATAGTGCAGGAAACGGTCTTGCTTATTCTGTAAGCCTTGATGGTGGAAGCAATTACACAGCAGTTACCAACAAGGTACTGACAAGCATTGCTCAAAGCGGGACGAGCATTAAAGTGAAAGCTTCCACGACAGCCGTCACGAGCAGTTATCTTCCACAAATAAAAAGCTATGGGGTTATTTACGGGTAAAAAATGATTATCATAGAGATACTACTTAAACGGTTTTGGCAATGGTTTAATAGGGTGAAGAGTACAGGACTCGTCCCGCAAAGCATTGACGAGCGAGACTACGTCTACAAGGACACGCCAACCACTTCCAGCCTTAGCGTGAGTTTGCGAGACAAGATGGGACCTGTCAGGAACCAGGAACCCTTCGAGGCATGCACTGCTTATGCCACGGGAGCACTTTTCGACTACGTAGCGGCTTACAAGAAGGACATGCCGTGGCACGATTTTGACTACTCCGAGGCGTACCAGTGGTATTATAGCAGGTTGGATGAAGGAAAACAGGACGAAAACGTGGGAGTACAGCTCAGGAATTGCTTCAAGACGATTATGAAGTACGGTTTCGTGCCGCAAAGCGTGTGGGACTTCGAGGACGGGTGGAGGAAAAAACCAGACAAAAACGCGGAGATCAGTGCATCTTTTTACAAGCTCTACCTCTCACAATTCAAAGGGTACTTCAGCATCTACCCCGGCAACACTGCAAGCATTAAGAATGCTTTAAACAACGGTTTCCCTGTAGTTTTTGGTTTTCCCGTCACGAGCGAGTTCATGAAGCTTAAAGGGAAAAACTTTTATGATGAAATCAAAGGAGGCATCCAGGGATACCACGCCATGCTCATAACGGGTTACGGAGTTGATGGTTTCGAGGTTAGGAATAGTTGGGGGAAAAAGTGGGGTGATGAAGGATACACTATTATTAGTGAGGAGCTCGTGAGGAAAAAAGCTTTCGACCTCTGGACACTTCAATAATGGGACAAAAAATCGTTAAAAATGTGTGTACAAGTATAAATAGGTAGTAATCTATGAAAACAACAGCGGCGGAGAGAATGGCAAGAATAGAAACGTGCATCGAGTACATCAAGCAAGGTATTGAGGAGACCAATACCAAGCTTGACAAGTTCATAGATTGCGCGGACAAAAAATACGCGACGAGGGAAGAACTCGACTCTGTTCAGCAACAGTTCAACAAGTACACGGAGAACGCGCAAAGCTGGATCAGAACACTCATGCCTTGGTTTATTAGCACGGCAAGTCTCATCATTCTTATTATTGTGACAGTAAAAAATTGGGGGTAACAAACAAATGATTTCAACCATCATATACGGAATCGGCGCAGGCATCACGTACGCCTTGACAGGAGTAGCTAAGAGCCAAGGTGAGGAGTGGGACTGGTCAAAGTTCGCAACCACCGTCATTATTGGTGGATTGGCGGGAACAGCCATCTACTTCACAGGGAACAGCGTTGCTGAGGAGTACAGCTTCCTTATAAGTCTTGGCTTGACGCCTATCGTGCAGAACCTCGTGACGGCATTGTGGAAGAAGATCGTGTATAAGGCTCCACTACAACCGCCCATGCCAGCATAAAAAAACAAGGGGTGTTTCTTTTATGGGAAAAGATGACAAAGCATTGAAGTACTTGAAGGACAACCACTTAACCCTTGACGATGTCGTGGTCATGGCCAAAGCCCTCAAAACAGGCAATCCCACCCCTAAAAAGCAGTACAGTGTGGGAAAGATGAGCGTGCGCTACTTGGCCTTGAGCGATACCCACATTGGCAGCATTTATTACGATAAGGACTTGATGAGCTTTGCGGTGGGTCAGGCAAAGAAGGAGGCTTGCGACTTCGCAATCCACGCGGGGGACGTCTTGGAGGGATGGTTTCAGAATCGTCCTCAGAGCATTTTCGAATTGAACGCGGTAGGCGTGGACCAGCAGGTTGGAATGGGTGTTGAGGAGCTCTGCAAGCTGCCCTGCCCGTTGTACTTTATTACGGGAAACCACGAGTACAACACGTTCATGCGCGGAGCAGGCATCGAAGTTGGCCGAGTTTTGGAGGAAAAGGCCGCCTTGAAAGGCAAAACACACCACTTTTTGGGCAACGCGGAAGGAGACATAAGCCTGAAAGGGGGAGCAACCATTAAGCTTTTGCACCCGGACAGCGTGTCCAGTTACGCGATCAGTTATCGTTCGCAGAAGATCGCGGAGAGCTTGGAGGGGGGGAAGAAGCCTTCCGTTCTGCATATTGGGAACATGCACAAAGCCGAGTACTTGTTTTATCGTAATATTCATATTATCCAGACTGCTTGCTTGCAGAACCAGACCAAGTTTATGCGGGGCAGGCACATCGCTGCCATGAAGGGCTTTTACATTGTTGATCTGCACTCGAATAGTTTGGGGGGTGTGGAATTAATCGTGCCGAGGTTTTATCCTGCTTATGATTGAAGGAGGGGTGGTGGCGGGGAGCTGAGAGCTGGGAGAACCAATGGTCCATGAATCACCCACCTATGCTTTTTTTTTCTGTGCTATTTGGTTTTTTTCGGCTTGAACCCCTTTGCTCCTCCTCTCCTATTTCTTTTTTTTTTTGATGCCTTAAAAGTGGTTAAAAGCGTGTTTTCACCGCTCAAAAATAGAAAGATTTATAAATACAAAAAAAATACTAAGTTATTATTATAATAACTATGCCTCAAATACCCAGAAATCAAAAAATAATGAACACCACAGAAAAAAGAGCACAGATTTATTTAGAAAATAGAAACATAATTGTTAAAAAAACACATAAACATTTTTATCCTGATTTCATAACTGAAAATGGAAAAAGATATTATGAAGTAAAAAAAATATTTAAAATAAGAAATAATAATGAAGGATTTCAATGGCGTCAAATAATTACATTTTCAAAAGGTCAATTAGAAAATTTTCCTATGAATACAACTATATTGGTTTTTGAAAATTTCTCTTTATATCCTCTTTATACAATAGCATGGAAAAGACTAAAAAATAAAAAAAGATTTCAAAGATTAACTATCCAATATTATACTAAACATTATTACCCTAAATTAAAAGGAGATGTTAAACATGAACTGTGACCATTGCCATAAATCAAAAGCAACCCACCACTTCACCAACACCGACATACACCTCTGCCCCGACTGCTACGACAGAGCTGTGGAGCATGCATCATGAAACGATCAAGCAAGAAAGAAAAAGCACGAACCCACAAAGAAACCATCATCGCAATCATCCTCGCCATCCTCTGCCTCCTCGTAACCATCCTCGTAGTGGTGTTCTCATGAACTGCGAAACACCCAAACCATGCCCCACCTGCGGAACCATGATCGAGAACAATGAGCGCGTAGGCCAGAAATGCTTATACTGCATGCTGGACGAAGTAACACAAGAGGAAAAATAAATGATCCAATCCAAAATAGACTACAAAACCTTCACCATCCTGGCCAGCCAGGAAAACAAGGAATGCCCGCTCTGCGCGGGAGTCATGATAAAAAACACGTTAGCAAACAAAATGGACCACCACTGGTTCTGCACCAAGTGCATCTACAGGGAAGAAGTCAAAAGACCGAGGCAGAAACCATGAGCACCCCCATCAAGAAAGTATGGATCGTGAACCAGGAAGGAATCATTAAAGGAGTATGGATGTGCAAGAAGTACGCCTTGGAATGGATGAAAAACGAGCACTTGGCAAAGGTTCACGGAGAAAACACGTGGCGGACCACCAAAAAAACAAAAACAAAACTCTCCTACCTCGAAAAACACTTAGTAATCCCGAAAAGAACCACGAGAAAGTACGAAAAAAAAGAGAGGCCTTAAACCATGCAAGAACTACCAAGAAACATCACAAGTATCATCAAGGAAATGATAGACAAGCCCGAACAGCGAAAAGCAGCACTCGAAAAAGTGGGTTTGTACAAGAAGCTGGGCTACGATGTCAGAATGCTCACAGAGTACTACAACTTTAAAAACTATGAGGAGGGAATGAAACCATGATATTCGAAACTGTTGAGGACTTAACCAGGAAAAAACAAGAAGAAAACCCACCACTCGAAACAGCTTTGCAGGAAAAAAACAACCAGGGAAAAACGAGCAGTGCTTACAATAACCTCTCGCCAAGTTCTCTTTTTCCAACACCTTACAAGCACAACCATTACGGTGTTATCGAGACTGGTGGGGAAGAATATGGAAACTACGATTAGAGGTGAAAGAATGAACAAAAAAGACGAATACAACCTGTACTTTAGACTTAACAGCGACGTGTACCACTTGTTCAAGGCGTACAACTTGCCAGTGAGCATTTACAAGGTTAACGCGCTGAATGATAACCTTTTAGAAAAGTATGCAATAACGGATACTGGCAAGCATGAAGGAGGAGAAGAAAACTGAGACTATAATTAAGGAGGATTTGAGAACCATGAACGAAAAAAAGATTATTGAAAACCTTAAAAAAAACCATCCAGACATGCCAAAGAGCTGGTACGAAGCAATAAGCAAAAAAATAATGCGAGGATGAGAACATGAACAAAAGAAAAAAACAAAACATTGCAGACACAGTCATGGGATTGGTAAGAGAAAAAGCACACTACCAATTCATGAACCCAAGCAACATCAACCAACCCGTAAACTTTAACAAGTGCAACACAGAATACCATACTGATGCGGACACGAGAGACTTGTCCAGCAGAACCTTCAACAACATTCCGCTACCACCACCCGAACCCTTAACCTTCAGGAGAAACACGGAAGCATACAGCTTTGAAACAAGCAACGGTGCAGGGGAATACGTGAGGAATTATGATATGGATAAGAAGCCGCTTTTCTTTCAAGGAAGAAACAGTACTACGAAATTCGATTCAGACGAGGAATACGAAAACACTGCTGAAAAAGCAAGAAACAATTTCGGAATGAACATGCCGAAAAGTTTTGCGAGCAGTGTTTTAGGAAAAGCTTTTGATTCAATCGCTGAGCAAAGAGCAGAAGAGAGAAGAGAAAAAAGCGAGAGCATCACGAACAGAATAGCAAGCCAAACCTATAAACAATACACATCAGGCGGAGAACTGTGAATCATAAAATGTAAGGGGGAGTATTACGGTAACGACACAACCCACTATCATGCAACAACCCCTGGAAGCGCTTTGGAAGCGAACCCACTTTAAGAGAGTTCACCTCTTAAAACCCCATCCTTTTATTCGCAACCAAGCCGCGCCAGGAACAAGT